TCCGGCAACGCAAGGGTGTACGGCAACGCAGAGGTGTCCGGCAACGCAAGGGTGTACGGCAACGCATGGGTGTACGGCAACGAGGATTACACTACAATTAAAGGATTTGGTCGTAATTGCCGAAATACAACATTTTTTAAATCGGAAGATGGCGATGTTAAGGTCGTATGCGGATGCTTCTACGGAACGTTAGATGAATTTCGGAAGAAAGTTAAAGAAACACATGGTGATAGCAAATATGCTACAGAATATTTGATGATAGCAGATTTAATGGAGTTGCATTTCAAGGAGGATTAATGAAATTAGAAGCAAGAGAAGTAGGAGAAATCAAAGAAAAAGAGCCTGAATGTACCCCAATACGTTCAAGCTCAAAACAAAATTTTTATAAAATGTCAATTAGATTATATCAGACAACGGCACGAAATTACAAGTGTTTTGCCAAAATCAAAAATGTAATTATCGGATTATTGCTTGCGATTATATCCAAAATGGCAGGACTGGAAGTGGAAAGTGATTGGCTATCGGTAGCCATATGGGTCATAGGGATTACGGTAACTACATCATATGTGCTTAACAGCATAGACAGAATGGCTAACTATCTGTTAGGCGGTCAATACGAGGAGGGAAAGGAATGTATATAGTTAAATTAGAGATAGGATATAGCGAAGCTGAATTTGAGTTTGACGACATCAACGATGCATCTCAATTTATGGATGTTGCGATAAGGTCAAAAAAAGACGACGAAGATAAAGTTAAAGTAATGCTTGAATACGAAAAAAGGAAGGAAGAAATAGATGGAGAATAAGGAAATAACAATTAATATGGAAAAATTCGCTGAAAAATGTGCAGAAGTGACAACGGAGGAAAGCAGGAAAACACCAATAATAATGCCTATTTCCACCATACTTTTTGCAAAGCTGATGGATAAATTATTCAGAGAAAGCGAGGACAAATAAATGAGTATTGAATTTATTGAAAAAGCACTTAAAGGAACTAGAAGAACGGGAGCTACTGCAATTCTTATATATATGAAAGAAAACGGATTCTATGAAGCACCTGCTTCTACTGAACATCATGGTTCAGAGCCGGGAGCATTGGCTGTACATAGCATTAACGTATTTAATGCAGCTCACGCATTGGCTAAAACATGGTTATCAAAAGAGGACTATAAGAAATTAAAGAACAGCATTACGATTTGTTCGCTTTTACATGATGTTGGGAAAATTGGAGATTTTGGCAAGAAAAACTATGTTGAAAACATCCTTAAATCAGGTAAGCAGTCGGACAAGAAGCCGTTCGTAACTAACAAAGACTTGCTGTATGAAGACCACGAAATTAGAAGCGTTAAGATATGCGCTAAATTCATCGAATTAACGGAAGAGGAAGAACACGCAATCTTATATCACAACGGACTGTATGGCAGCCTTAAATATTCAATTCAAGGTAAGGAAACACCGTTGTATATGATTATTCATTTCGCCGATATGTGGGCAAGTAGAGTTATTGAAACAAAGGAGGAAGAAAATGAAGAGATTTAGAGAATTAGAGGCAAGTGAAATAGATTGTAGAATCGCAACAGTATCGGAAAAGGGTATTAGTTTATTGCTTTATAAAGATGCCCGTTGTGACATGAATATATTAGATGAAACAGTAGGCCCATTGAATTGGCAAAGAAGTCACTCGAGAGACAACGCTAATTGTACAGTATCTATTTTTGACAAAGATAAAAATGCATGGGTAAGTAAGGAAGATACAGGCACAGAAAGCTACACAGAAAAGGAAAAGGGACTTGCATCAGACAGTTTTAAACGCGCATGTTTCAACTGGGGAATTGGCAGAGAACTTTACACCGCACCATTCATATGGATTGGTTCAGATGATTGCAAACTTGTTAATAAGAATGGAAAGCAGACATGTTACGACAAGTTTAAGGTTGAATATATCGAATATGATGAGAACAGAGTGATTTCCTTTTTAACCATAGCAAATATTTCACTAAAAAAAAGAGTTTTTACTTATGGAAAACATAAGACGCAGGAGAAAAGCTAATGGAATGCACAGGCAAAGTCTTAAATGTAAGTAGAGATTGGCAAACCAATAAACTTAATATAACATTCTCCCTCAATGAAAAAGTTGAGGGAGAGATTGACAAAATAAAGGACCTTGAAAAGCTGTCAATCAAAGTGGTCAAATTCAGACGCAAACGAAGCCTTGATGCAAATGCATATATGTGGGTGTTGCTTAGCAAGATAGCAGAAGTTATACACAGTAACAAGGATGATGTGTATATAGAAATGCTATCCAGATACGGAGTTTTTACCCACATTATTGTAAAAAAATCAGTGGTTGATAAGGTCAAGGCTGAATGGAGAACAGTTCGGGAATTGGGCGAAATCAACGTAAATGGAAGTCACGGAATACAGCTTCAATGCTACTTTGGTTCATCAACTTATGACAGTAAGGAAATGGCTACACTGATTGACGGAGTAGTAAGCGAAGCCAAAGAGCTTGGAATAGAAACACTTCCACCGGACGAGTTAAACAGAATGAAGCAGGAGTGGGACATTGAAATCAATAGTTCAAAAAAATAAAGAATGTTTTATTTGCAAGACAACACAGGACTTACACGAGCATCACATATTTTTTGGACGTGCTAATCGTAAGCTATCAGAGAAGTATGGAATGAAGGTATGGCTGTGTGGCAGGCATCACAACTTATCTAATGAGGGAGTACATTTCAACCGGGAATTAGATTTGCATATAAAAAGAATAGGTCAAAAAACATTTGAAGAAACACATACAAGGCAGGAATTTAGAGATATTTTCGGAAAAAGCTATTTATAGCGGAAAGGAGTGAATATGAACAAGGTTGTATTAATGGGGCGATTAACTCGTGACCCGGAGGTCAGATATTCAACATCCGGAGACAGTCAGTTGGCTATTGCAAGATATACATTGGCAGTAGACCGAAGATTTAAAAAAGACGGAGAAGCAACAGCGGATTTTATCAGATGTGTTGCATTTGGAAAGAACGGAGAATTTGCAGAGAAGTATTTACATCAGGGAACAAAAGTAGTCATTGAAGGACGTATTCAGACTGGTAGCTATCAGGACAAAGACGGCAAGACAGTATATACAACAGAAGTGGTTGTAGAAAATCATGAATTTGCTGAAAGTAAAAGAGTAAGCGAGGAAAACGGAGTAAACCCACCACCAGTAGACAGCGACGGATTTATGACCATTCCGGATAACGTAGATGATAGTGGATTACCTTTTAACTTCTAAGGCAGGTGATTAGCTATGAAGGTCAAAAATGATATAGAAGCATATATCCCATATGGGAGAGAGAATGCAATATCAAGAAAGAGATTAGCACAAGCGACCGGACTGTCAGACAGAGAAATAAGGGAAGCAATAGCATTGGCTAGACGAAATACAGTAATTCTCAATCTGTCAGACGGAAACGGCTATTTCAAACCAATTCCGGGCGAGGAAGATAATTTGGTTAAACAATACTATAAGCAAGAATTAAGCAGATTAAAACGCATAGGATGGTCGATTAGAGCTACACGAATGATGTTAAAGGAGATTGAAAATGGCGGTTAATTCAAAGCAGAAGGGAGCAAGATTTGAGCGACAGCTTGCTAGTCGATTAAAGGAATATGGCTATAAAACGAGACGAGGACAGCAATACTGTGGAGCCAACGGCGATGCAGATGTTGTCGGACTTCCGGGAATACATATTGAAGCCAAACATCAGGAAAGGATGCAGCTATACGATTGGATGGCACAAGCTAAATCAGATGCAAAGGCTGATGAATTACCGGTTGTTTTTCATAAAAAGAATAATGCAGATATTCTTGTTACTATGACATTCGATGATTGGATGCAGGTATACAGAGAATACGAAGCAGGAATGAAAGAAAGCGAGTGAATATATGGCAAAAGCAGGAATAGATAGCTTTCTGCTTGATTGCCACACTAACGATAATATGGCAGAAATTGAAGCTGCCTACGGCATTAAAGGATTTGCAGTAATAGTTAAACTCTGGCAAAAGATATATTCAGATAAGGGGTATTACTGTGAATGGAATGAGAGAAGCCCTCTTCTATTTTTGGCGCAGTGGTTCGGTGGAAATAGCGGAGTGGATTTAAACTTAATAATTGAAGTCGTAAATCACGCAATAAAGATAGGTATTTTTAACGAAAGTATGTTCAATAAATATGCCGTTCTTACCTCTGAAAGAATACAGAAACAGTATTTTGAAGTGGTTAAGAGAAGAACAGAAATCAAAGTAATAAATGAGTACCTTCTAGTTAGTGTTGGCAAAAATGCAGTAATTGTAAACATAAACGGCGAAAATGTATGCAGAAATCAAAAAAATGTATGCAAAAATTCGACAAGTAAAGTAAAGGAAAGTAAAGTAAAGGAAAGTAAAGATAATAGGGAGGTTGCGAATTACTTCCAAAACACAAAGCTTAATCAGGCATTCCTTGATTACTTATCCTACAAAGAAGAGAAGAGCGGTCCCGTAAGCGGAATACAGATTAGTTACATCTTGCAGGAATTAGAGCAGTTAGGAGCAGATGATGAAGAGAAAATCGCAATCATTGAACAATCAATAACTAAAGGATGGAGCAAGCTGTACCCACTAAGTAAGGCGAAGCCTAAGACAAAAAAGGTTAAATTCGAGCAGAGGGAACGAACAACAAAGGAATTTGAAGATTTAGAAAAAAAAATAATGGCAGTACAAAATATTAAATTTGACAAAATAGGGAGGAAAAGTTAATGCAGGATTTACATACAAGACTTGAAGAATTAGATAGGATGGAAACGATGATTTGCTTCTCTGCTGAATATCTGACCGAATACGACAAGCAGAGATTGGCGGATATTAAGGCAGAAAAGGAAGAGATAAGGAGTTTACTACATGAAAAAGATTAAATGTGAAATATATCATGATAACTTTCAGAATTGGAAGAAATATCCGATACAGAAGGCGCAATTAGTAATATGTGACATTCCTTACAATATTGGCACGAACTTCTACGGAAGTAATCCGATGTGGTATAACGGCGGCGATAACAAGAATGGCGAAAGCAAATATGCTAAAAAGAGTGCATTCAATAGTGACTTTAATTTTAATATTGCCGAATATTTTCACTTTTGCAATAAGCTACTCAAAAAAGAGCCTAAAAAGGGTAATGCACAGAGAGGAAGAAGCAGTGATGCACCTTGCATGGTTGTGTTTTGCTCATTTGCTCAAATTCCAACTGTAATCAAATATGCAGAGAAGCACGGATTTAAGCATAACATTCCACTTGTTTTTATTAAAAACTACAGTCCGCAGGTTCTTAAGGCTAATATGCGAATTGTGGGAGCAACAGAATACGGACTGTTACTATACAGAGACAGATTACCGAAATTCCGCAATATTGGAGCAGACGGAAAGCATCACATGGTATTTAACTGGTTTGAATGGGGAAGAGACGGAAAGGAAATCCCCAAAATACACCCGGCTCAAAAGCCGATAGGCTTGCTGAAAAAGTTAATCGAAACATTAACAGACGAAGGGGATGTTGTAATAGACCCTTGTGCCGGTAGCGGAGCTACACTAAAGGCGAGCCGGGAGCTGAAAAGAAATTCCTACGGATTTGAAATTGATAAGAATTTCTATAAAAGGGCAAGTGAGGAAATGCTTGTATTTGAAGACGATAACCAAATGACTATAGAAGATTTAATGGAGGATAATAATGGAGCCAACAATGACTGAATATAACGTTTATGTCGAAGGCGAATTTGTCGAAACACTGACAAGAGCCGAAATTATGAAAAAATACGACTTAAACGATAAGCAGTTCAACAATCGTGTATGCGGTGGAAGTAACAAGGGAACACGCAGATACAAGATGTATTTTGCAAGAATATACACAGACGATTCTAAAAGCAACATTCCAATAGAGCTGTTGGAAGATTGGGAGCGAACAAGATTAGCAATATTGGAAAAGGCAAAGAAGAAAGTAAGAAAGGAAAGGTTGAAGATTGGATGATATTAAACGGAAACAGAATAGCAGAGATAGAGGCTAGACTATATAAATTGGAAGATGAGGAGTTTTATATTGAAATGGCTGATATACAATCCGAAGCTGAAAAAACGAGACTTAGAGGGATAAGGCAAGAACAGAGAATACTTAGGGAAGAATTAAACAGATTAACAAATTAAAACGGAAAGGAGTGGAGTTGTGCGCACATTAAAGAATTCTTACTCCTGATGAAGAAAAATGGATAATTTAATCATAGACTGCTTCGCCGGTGGAGGTGGAGCAAGCGTAGGAATAGAGATGGCATTAGGCAGACAAGTTGATATTGCAATTAATCATGACCCAGACGCTATTGCAATGCACAAAGAGAACCATCCACATACATTACATTTAACAGAAGATATTTTTAAAGTAAACTTGCAAAAATACGTTAAAGGAAAACACGTAGCCTTAATGTGGGCTAGTCCAGATTGTACAAGTCATTCTAAAGCGAAAGGTGGAAAGCCACGAGATAAAGGATTGAGAATACTTCCCTGGGCGGTATTTAAACATGCTAAAGCAATTCTTTCTGATGTAATCATCATGGAAAATGTTGAAGAAATTCAGCAATGGGGTCCGTTGGACGAAACAGGGCATCCGATAAAAGAACGTAAGGGAGAGGATTACAAGAAATTTATTACTGCAATGAAATCACTTGGATATGTATTTGAAAGCAGAGAATTGATAGCAGCTGATTATGGCGCACCAACGACAAGGAAAAGATGGTACGCAGTATTCAGGAGAGATGGCAAGCCAATTGTGTGGCCCGAGCAAACTCATAACAAAGATGGTTCAAGTGGACTAAAGAAATGGGTGCCGGTATCAACCATTTTGGATTTCAAAAATTTAGGTAAGTCAATCTTTGGAAGAAAAAAGCCGTTAGCACAGAATACAATGAACAGAATTGGCAGAGGATTAAAGAAGTTTGTATTTGAAAACGAAAAGCCATTTATTGTACAAGTCAATCATGGTGGGGAAACATTCAGAGGACAGAGCATAGATAATCCTTTATCAACAATTACAGCAAAGCATGGATTTGGAAAAATAACACCATATATCGTACCAATTGGTTATGGTGAGAATAAAAATCAAAAGCCAAGGGTAAATGGTCCAGATGAAACGTTAGGAACGATAGTGACAAGTGGAAAGCACTATATGTGTACTCCGTATATCATTCAATATCATTCTGAAACTGCAAATGCGGAGGTAAGAGGACAGAAGGTGTCCGAACCGATTATGACACTCGATACAAGCAATAGGTACGGAATTGTAGCTGCTTTTCTATCGAAATTCTATAAAAGTGGAACAGGTCAAAGTGTATTAGAGCCGATACATACAATAACAACATCAGCCGGACATTTCGGACAAGTCAATATTCTAGCAATTGAAAAAGACAAGTTGCTTGAATACGGCATTGATAAAGAAACGGCACAGAAATGTACTTGGGTAAGTCAGTTTATTATTGAATATTACGGACAAGGGACAGGGCAGACCGTAGATGCCCCATTACATACCATTGTGACTAAAGATAGATTTGCTTTAATAACAGTCTTTGGAAATGAATATGTGATTGTTGATATATTCTTAAGAATGCTAACTCCAGAAGAATTAAAGTTAGCACAGGGATTTCCAAGGGACTACATCATAGACAGAGTTGACGGAAAGCCATATCCGAAATCTAAGCAGGTGGCAAGAATTGGAAACAGTGTTGTTCCAATTATGGCTCAAAAATTAGTTGAAGCGAATTGTGGCTATTTGAAGGTCGGAGAAAGAGTTCCAAAATTATATATAAATGACGATAGCCCACAGTTGAGTTTTATGTAAATGTTAAGAAATGTTAAGGAGGAAATATAATGGATAGAATTGAGTGTTTAGCAGAAGATAACAGATGCCCTGAATGTGGAAGTAAGAGAATAGTAGAACGCTGTCAATATCCCTTGTATGTGGATAATGATATAAGAACAGGAAAAGAGATATTCAAAAACCCTTTAACCGGTAAGAGAATATACAGGCCCAGTAATAGGTTACTGGCCTCAATGTATAAGGCTAGTCAGTTTGACGTGCAATGTTGGAATTATGAATGTTCAAAGTGTGGTTGGATAAGTGAGTTATTTACACAATGATAAGGAGGAAGCAAATGACAGAAAAAGAAGTCAATAAAACAGTGGGAGTGGTCATGGCATCACTCCTGCCACAAAACGAAAAAAGAGAACTGATTGATTCAATTAGGGCAATGGAAAAAGAAACAAAAAATAACGGATGGATTCCGTGCAGTGAGAGGTTGCCAGAAGAAAATGGTTTGTATCTTGTTTGCTATGAAAACTTAAATTGCTATCCATCGAAGTGTTTATTTCTTAATGGAAAATTTAATGATACCCATATTTTAGCGTGGCAACCACTACCAGAGCCATACAGAGAGGAGCAGGAAGATGGAAGATAGATTAAAAGAATTAAAACGTGAATTATGGAGTGAAGCTCAAGACGTGCTTGATGATGATTATGTAGATTATTATTTAGCAGAAGAATATTGCTATAAGGCATATAGAAAAGCGATTGATGATATGTTTGCTAATATCATGAACATTACAGAAGCAATGTACAAGATAAATGAAGAGAAATTTTATAATTTACATCAGAAAAAATACAAGCATTACAATAATGCAATTAAAGAGATTTGGAATGAATTGGATAAGCTGAAAGAGGAACTGAAAGGAGAAGAGTGATGAGTGAGACTTTGGAAAATGCAGAAAATAAGGAACAGAATAAAATTGAGGTAGATGATTTAGAAATGATAGTCACTGGTAGTAGTGAAGAGCCTTATTATAGCTTAAAATATCATATACCAGGTAATAAATATTATACTATAGGATATAGTTCTTATTGTTTACAGACAGTGATTAGATTTAGAGATGAGTATTTTACCCTAGTTCCAAAGAAAGAAGCAGAAGTTGTAGAGGTAGAGCTGCTTAAGAAGAAGTTGGAAGAGTATGCAGTAGGTCAATGTACTTCATTGAGAATGGAACAAGTAGAAATAAGTATTGAAAGAGTGTTAGACCTTTTAGAAGAATGTAAGGAGGAGCAGGAAGATGAATGAGGAAGTAAAAAAAGAAATTAACCTAATTCTAAATCTGCTAAAAGGCTCATTGACACAGAATGAGGTGTCTATGGGATTTGATAACGAAACGGAAAGCCTAATGTTCTTTGATACACAAATTTACATAAAAGAACGTAGATTTGACGGATTTAGGGTTAAGTTAGAGGAGTTAGTGAGGTGATTAGGAATGAATATTCTTAGGCTATTAATTGGATTATTTACAGGCATAGGAATAGTTGTTGTGCTTTGTATAATTGAGCAGATAGTAATTAATATCAAAAACGAGATAAAAGATTATAGAGCAAACAAAACAAGAATTAAATGCTTATGCAGACCCCATGTTTATGCATTACATTCAATTTGGGCGGGCGAGGAAGCAGAATTCATATGTACAAAATGTGGAAAGGAAAAGAGGTTAATTGTTGAGCCGAAATCTTTTTATGAATTTTTTAGAAAAAAGGAGCGTGAACAGAATGAGATTAATAGATGCAATTAGTTCAAGATTAGTTCAAGATTAGTTCAAGAGAGAATATAAGGAGGGTGATTAGATGGAAAAAAGACAATTAGAAGCGTATAGAATTAACGAGCAGTTAATAAGACGAAATCTGGCTAAAATCGAAGAAGAAGAAAGCAGGGATATAGATGTTGTCTACGGAAAGGTGAAAAGCTCAATGGCTGAATTTCCCTACATACCAACGCACGTGGCAGTACAAATGAAAGAACCGAAGGAAGCAGACAAGAGCAACAGACGCATAAGCCAGTGGAAGTCGGAAATTGATAAGGCAGAACGGCAGAATAAGGAAGTGGAAACATTTATATCTTCTATAACAGATACAAGAGCAAGGGAAATATTCTCATTAAGATACATTGAAGGTAAGAAGGTATCAGAGATTGCAGAAGAAATGGGATATTCAAAAGGAAGAATATCCCAGATAATATCTACAAATTTGTAAGTATTTTGAAAACATTAAACAAATTAAACAAAGAGGTGTGATATAATTATCGTGTGAAGTACTGCAAATACATTCACTCCTCCTGGTAAGGTTTAAATTTGCTTCGGAAAAGGCAGTTTGTAGATATTATTCTATAAGTTGTCTTTTCTGGTTGTAAGAAAGGTTAAAAGCTCAATGAAAGCTAACAAAAATATGAAAATAGAATACATACAAATAGATGACATATTGCCATATCAGAATAATGCAAAGAAACATCCTAAGAAGCAAATAGAACAGATTAAGCAGAGCATTACAGAATTTGGCTTCAATGACCCTGTTGCGGTAGATGAAAACAATATAGTGATAGAGGGTCACGGAAGATTGTTGGCAGCTAAGGAGTTGGGAATGAATGAATTGCCATGTATAAGATTAGCCGGTATGACAGAGCAGGAGAAAAAAGCATATATCCTTGTACATAACAAATTAACAATGAACAGTGACTTTGATATAGATATTCTCAATGAAGAATTAACAAGTATTGTTGACATTGATATGGAGGATTTCGATTTCACTATACCAGACATTGAAGATGATAAAGATATTGACGATGGATGGTATGGAGACGAAAGAGAAAGAACATTTAACGCATATAATCTTGACGAATACGACGAAATGAGAAGCACAGGCTTTTATCAGATGCCGGTACTCAAAGCACAGAACGCAAGCCCTGACGAGCTTATATCATTCAATTATGTTTTAAGTACTAAAAAGACGTGCGGGGTTCATTTTTACATAGATGATTATCAATTTGAACGGATATGGAACAACCCACAAGAATATATTGAGAAATTGAAAAAATTTGATTGTGTATTCACTCCGGACTTTAGCTTGTATCTTGATATGCCTATGTCAATGAAAATATGGAACGTGTACAGGTCTAAGCTGATAGGTCAGATGATGCAGGATGCAGGTATTACGGTAATACCAACATTGCAATGGGCTGAAAAAGAGACATTTGCCTTTTGCTTTGATGGAATAGAGCCGGGTGGAACTGTTACAGTGTCAACAATAGGTGTAAAAAAGAATGAAAACGCAACTAAAATATGGTATGATGGAATGGATGAAGCAATTAAGAGAATAAAGCCATCAAGGGTATTGATATACGGTGGAGACATTGGATATAAATATCCGGATGGAATAAAGGTAAGATATTACGACAACAAAGCATTTAAGGAAAATAGGTAATGGGCGGTAGAGGAGCAAATAGCGGAAAAGAAAAAAGCTATATAAGATTTGGCAAGGTACCACAAAATGGCAAAAGCATTAATTGGCTATCCTTAAGCCTTGATGATTCGGAAACAGTGTCTTTTGAGTTAAAAAATGGCGGGGAAAACCTACAAAATATGTTAAAGCCTGAACATTACGAAAAGGGTGTGTCTGTCTTTGAAATTGATAAAAATGGGCTTCCCAAATTAGATAATTTGCAGCTTATAAGTACGTTAAGCATTATGCTTGCAAGAAATACGGAAGCATACACGGTTAAGGGAAAAGAAACAACAAGAGGAAATGACGGAGAACCGGTTATAAACAGCGTAAAAAACGTAACCGGATTAATGATAGATAGTGAAAGATATTCAAAACATATCATTAAAACATTGCGTGACAATTTTAAAAATCATAGCGGATTTGATAATGGTAGCAAGGAGCCGTTACAGATGTTTAATGTGGACGGAGACCTACGAGTGACATACAGAGGAATAACTTTTACAAGTCCCCGGAAAGGATTTAAAACATCCTTAGGATATACTGGAAAACAAAAATCAACAAAGATAAGACATCAAGAATTTGTAGAAAGCACAATGCCATTATCTGATTATTTAAAAAAAGAAAAAATAAGCACAAAAAAATATGTGTCAAAGAAAGGTAAAAATATGATTTCTTACGAAAAAGATGGTAGAACTTTTCAGTTTACAGAAAGTGATTTTAAAAATAAAACAATAACGGATTATATTGAAAAGTGGATTTAAAAGAGGAGATGATAATATGACGAAAAAAGGAATGTATGTTGAATCAGGGGATTATTTCCCAAAGCACATCAGAAAGCAGTTTGGCTTAGGAGAGTTCAACAAAGACAACAAAAAGACTACAAAGAAGACTACAAAGAAAAGTAAATAGTTAATAAAAAAACAAGGCTAACAACCTTGTTTTTTTATTGCTTATGAGGAGATTAAAATGGGCGGTAGAGGAGCAGATAGCGGAGATTTAGGAAACGGTACTGGTGGGAATATCAATGCATCTAAAGATAAAGACATATGGGCATACAGACACAACCCTAATAACGAAAGATTTGTTGACAACATAAACACAACAATTAAAGATATGGCAGATACATATAAGGGACTAATGGGAGCCATCAATGATGTGTATATGGCTAAAGTAGATAAAGATACAGTAATGGCATATTGGGCGCCGGGTACGGGAGAGTTAGGCTTTAGCAACAAATATGGCTCTATGGAAAGAATGGCTAAATCGTATGAGGAATGCGTGAAAGAGGGATTTCACCCAAGCAATGGAAATAAGACAGCAGAGCAGGCGATTACTGCACACGAAATAGGGCATGCACTCACCAGTGTAGCGCAGAAGAATATGGGAAGCAGAGACTTTGACGAAATTGCAAAGAAAGTAGTACAGGATGCAAAAAGCATACTGAATAAGCAGGCAGGAAAAAAACGATACAGAGGTACCCGCAAGATAGCCGCAGGAATTTCAGAATATGCGAAAAGCAGTAATGCCGAATGCATCGCAGAAGCAACGTCTGATGTATATTGCAACGGCTCAAAGGCAAGCAGAGAGAGTAAAGCCGTGGTTGAAGCACTGAAAAAATATTTATAGAGATGGGATATTAGAAAGGCAGGTGATAGAAGATGGGAAAGCGCTTTACGGAAATGACTAAAGAGGAATTGGCAGAAGCAGGAAGAAAAGGTGGTCTTAAATCTGTGGAAGTACGACGCCAAAAGAAAGCGATGAAAGAAGCACTTGAAATTCTTCTCCAATTGCCACTAAAAGACCAAGAATTAGTAGAAGCAGAAGAAGTAAAGAGCCTTGCAGAATTAAGCGGTAAAAACATAGATATACAGACCGCTATATTAATAGCGCAGATAAAGAAAGCGTTGAAAGGGTCAGTTGCAAGTGCTGAATTTTTAAGAGATACGGCAGGGGAAAGACCGGAGGATATAGTCAATCTTAATGCTGATGGCGAAGATACTAAACTTAATATTAATATCAACTACGGCACATCTGACAACAAGGAGCAGACATGAATATAAATGTTGAGCTTAACGAATCTTTTAGAGTAGTCAACGAAAGTAAAAAACGTTACATCGTAATGAAAGGTTCGGCAGGTTCCGGAAAGTCAGTAGACACCGCAATGAATTACATATTGCGACTGATGAAAGATGATGGAAGGAATCTTCTTTGCGTCAGAAAATCGGACGTAACAAATAGAGATAGCACTTTTGCAGAATTGCAGGGTGCTATTTTTCGTATGTTTGGCGATAAATGGGAAAACTATTGGCTGATACGTCAAAACCCATTAATGATGGAATGCAAGGTCAATGGTAATCAAATAATATTCCGTGGTGTCAATGATGATAAGCAAAGAGAGAAATTAAAATCTATCACATTTAAACGTGGCAAATTAACTGATGTATGGATAGAAGAAGCAACAGAGTTAATGCAAAGCGATTTAGAAATTATTGACGATAGATTAAGAGGTGAACTACCGGAAGGACAGTTCTATCAAATCAAAATGACATTCAACCCAGTTAGTGCTACTCACTGGATTAAAAAAGTATTCTTTGATGTTCAGGACGACAACGTTTTAACTCATTCAAGCAATTATAAGCAAAACAGATTTATTGATGACGCTTATTATAAGAGAATGGAAAGACGTAAGATAGTTGACCCAGAAGGATATAAGATATATGGCTTAGGTGAATGGGGCGAAGTCGGTGGATTAATTCTTCATAACTTTATTGTTGAGGATTTCGACACATCACCGGAAAGATTTGACTATATGGTTAATTCGCAAGACTTTGGTTACAACCACGCTAACTGTCTGTTGGCCATAGGATTTAAAGACGGCGAAATGTATGTATGCAAGGAAATGTACGAATACGAAAAAGATACGGGAGAGTTAATCGAGCTTGCAGGCAAAATGCAATATGATAAAAAGCTGCCAATGTATTGCGACAGTGCAGAGCCGGACAGAATCAAGATGTGGCAAAAGGCAGGATATACAAGAGCCAGAGGAGTTATAAAGGGAGCCGGTAGCGTGCACGCACAAATTGACTACCTTAAGCAGATACCGAAGATACACATACATTGTTCTTGCGTAAACACATATAAAGAAGCAAGCCAGTGGAAATGGCAATTAGACCCAAAAACCAATGAATACACGGACGAGCCGGTTAATTTCTTTGATGATGCAATGGCTTGTTTGAGGTATTCAGTTGAAGATATAAGAAGAAATAGCAAGGTTAAGGCAAGACCGAGACCTAAAGGCTTATAAGGAGATAATATGGCTATATACATAGATGCAAACCTTGTTCCTGATGTGGATAACATTAGTGATTCAGTTTTTAGATATTTAATAAAAAAACACAAAACCAGAAGAGTTGGGCTTGATAACAATTATGAATACTATTTAGGGCATCACAAGATAATGACATCAGACCCGGAAGATGAAGACAAGATAAGAGTATACAGCAATTATGCCAAGTACGTTGTTGACATTGGAACTGGTTTTTATTTAGGTGAACCGGTAAAATACAATAGCAACGAAGAAGAAAGCAACAAAGAGCGAAAAAGAGAGCTGTCAAATGGTATTCATGCACGAATTAACAACGGAGCAACGGAATTATATGATTTCAATGCGAATAATCGACAGATTGATATAGATGCGCTGATAGATGCATACAACGACCAAACCATATCCGAATGCGATGTTAAGATAGCAAAGTATATCGGAATATTTGGTGAATGTTACGAGTTAGAGTATGCAAGCAGTGATACAGTCCCTACACCGAGAACCAGTGTTATTGACCCAAGAAATTGCATTATGGTAAGAGATAATACAGTTGAGCATAACAAGTTGTTTGCCATTGTGTACGATATTTGCGAAGATTTGAGCGAAGTTAAATACTACGATGTAATGGTGTATACAGACCACAACAGTAAGCATTACAGAAGCAGAGATTTAGAAAATTTCGAGTTTTCACAACATGAAGAAAACGAACACTTTTTCGGAGAGGTTCCGGTAGTTGAATATCAGAACAACGACGAAAGGCAGGGAGACTATGAGCAGGTGATTCCATTGATTGATGGACTGAATGAATTGTTTAGCAATCGTCTAACAGACAAGAAGAAATTTGTGAACAGCTTGCTTGCTATGTTTGGAGCCACTATAGATGAAGATTCACTTAAAATTCTTAAAGAAGAAAAGTATCTCGATGGAATACCGACGGATGCAAGAATTGAGTATATACAAAAAGTTTTTGACGAAGGCTCAATGACAATACTTAGCAACGACATAATTCGTGAAATCCATAAAATGACACTTACAGTTGATATGACAGATGAAAACTTTGCGGGAAATTCAAGCGGTCAGGCATTAATGCTTAAGTTAATGACAATGAATATACTTGTTAAGTCAAAAATGAGGTCTTTTGAGAAGGGCTTGAAGAAAAGATTTGAAATGTATAATCATTGGCTGTTTATCAATGGTGCAATGAATATCATTGATAAAAAAGAAGTAGACATTATATTTACAATATCAATGCCACTTGATAAAGCAGAAATACTTGATACCGTTGTAAAGTTACAAGGAATTGTTGACAACAAAACATTGTTACAGCAGTTATGGTTTATCAAGGATGCTGATAAGGTTATAGAAGCACTTAAAGAGCAGAAAGAGGAAGAACAAAAGCAGTATTTAGATGCTATTGGCTTGCAACAGAAAGCACTTGATGATAACTATAGCAATAACGAAGATTATGATGGTGAATAATGAGATATTGGAAGTCAAGAGCAATACACAATGAACAGCTTATGAAAGAGCGAACGGATGAAACTATTAAAAAAGTCAATGCTTTGTATGACGATGTGAACACGGGATTAACACAATCCGCAATAAAAATACTCCAACGATATTGTACATGGCATAATTTAACTGTGGATAATGCTTTAAAGCTGCTTAATGAGAAACAAACAAAAGAATACATAGAACAATTACTTGAAACACTCAAAGAAGTAACTGACGTACAAAAAAAAGCTGAAATAATGGCGAAAATCAATGCCCCTGCATATGCTGCTAGAATAAGCCGAATACAGGCAATGCAGAACTTGATTATTGCAGAAGCATACAGCGTAGGATATAAAAGCTCAAAGCTAGCTGAAATAAGGCTGATTAATGAATATAAACAAAGCTACTATCAGGAACATTATACAATTCAGCATGGAACAGGTTTGGCTTATGATTTTTCTAAAATATCAAATCACGATGTAAAAGCTGCTATTCAAACAGAATGGAAAGGCGGTAATTATTCAAAAAGGATATGGAAAGATACAGAGAAATTAGTAAAGGTTCTGGAAGACACAATAACGCAAGGGCTTATGACGGGAATGACGTTCAGGGAGATGGAGGAGATATTTGACAAGAAAATTCATTCATCAAGGAATAACATTAACCGCATCATAAGAACTGAAACCGCTTTTTGCGCAAGTAAGGGCAGAGAAGAAGCCATTAAGGACGCAGGAATTGAGAAATATATATTTATTGCTACACTTGATTTGCGAACAAGTACAATTTGCCGTGCGTTGGATGGCAAGGTATTTCTCGTAAAAGATGCAGAAGTTGGCAAAAATAAACCACCTATGCATCCTAATTGCAGAAGTACGGATGGAGCATATATTGACGGTAAGAATAGAAAAGAGTTAAAAAGGCGAGCGAGGAATCCGATAACGGGTGAAAATGAGCTTGTCCCTCAAAATATGTCTTATGCCGAATGGTACAAGAAGTATGTTGTTGAAAATAAAAACTCTATGAGAGCAAGAGCAAATGAAGAAGCCATAAAAAAATACGGCATCAAAAATCCGTACAATTTAACGGATGAAGAACTAAAGCAGAGGATTAAACATAATACTTAAAATCTTTCCATATCGGAGAGTTTTTATAAATGGCAAGGAATAAGCCATAAACACCAAGGTAAAGCAATGTAAGGCTAGAACTTACGTCGCTTTTTTTATACGAATTTTTAACTTTAAGGCACGTACTTAAAGGGAAAGCGAGGTAATCACAATGAGAAAAGAATCACAGAAACCATTTTTTCCACTCAATTTGCAGTTTTTTGCAGAAGCGAGTGAAGGCGGCGAAAATGAGCCAACCGATGGCAATGAGTTATCACTTGATGAAGTAATGGATAAGTTCACAGCGGAGGATATATTAAACCATCCAAACATGGCTAAAGCCATTCAGTCAAGAGTAGATACTACTGTAACTAAAGCATTAGGGACAGCCAGAAAAAGATGGGAGCAGGAACAGAGCGAAGCACAGAAACTTGAAAATATGAGTGCGGAGCAGAGAAGGGCATTTGATTTAGACCAGAGAGAAAAGAAATTACTTGAAAGAGAGAAAGCGGACGAACGTAGACAGTTGGAATTATCAGCCGGCAACGAATTACAGCGCAGAGGTTTGGACGCAAGGTTCAAGGAGTATCTTACCGGAAAGGATGCCGAGGAAACATCAGAGCGCATTAATACATTTGAAGCAGCATTTAAAGAGGCGGTTAAAAATGCAACTAATGAGCGAATGAGAGGCGAAAAGCCACCAAAAGACGTCAGCGGTGGTAGCAAATTTACACTTGAAGAAATCAAGGCAATGTCAACGGCTGAAATCAATGCCAACTGGGATGCAATACAGGAAGTATTGCGTACAAGTAAATAGGTTCAAGCCTACCTACTAAAGAACACACTTAAAGGCTAATAAAGAAGAAAGATATAAGAGGTAAAAAGAATGTCAGTTAAAAATTTTATTCCACAGATATGGAGTGCAAGATTACTTGAACATCTTGATAAATCCCATGTATATGTTGCCCTTTGCAACAGAGATTACGAAGGCGAAATCAAAATGTTTGGTGACACAGTAAAGGTTAATCAGTTAGGTGATATTACTGTTAAGGACTATGAAGGAATAATAGATGACCCGGAAGATTTAGACGGAACACAGCAGATATTAACTATCAATCAGAAGAAGTACTTCAACTTCAAGATAGATGATGTTGATAAGGCACAGGTAAATCCTAAGTTAATGGATGGTGCTATGCAGAGAAGTGCTTATGCTCTTAATGATACAACAGATAGTTTTGTTGCAAACCTTATGGCAGTTAATGCAGGTGCTAAGGTTGGCGATGATACTACACCAATTGTGCCAACTAAGGACACTGCATATGAATATCTTGTTGACTTAGGAACTAAGCTTACTGAAAACAATGTACCGCTTGCAGGTAGATGGGCAGTGTTACCGGCTTTCTATTACGGCTTGCTTTTGAAAGATAACCGTTTCGTTGGAAATGGTACAGATTTCAATAAAGCTGTTATAAGCGGTGAGCCTATCGGTTCGGCTGCAGGATTCACCATTTATGTATCAAATAATTGTCCTAACACAGAGGGAGCAAAGTATAAGGTAATCGGTGGAACTAACAGCGCTACAAGTTTTGCAGAGCAGATTCTGGAAGTTGAAGGCTATCGTCCAGAGAAATCATTCAGCGATGCAGTTAAGGGGCTTCATGTATATGGTGCTAAGGTATTTCAGGGTAAGTGCCTTGCAGTTTTAACTTGCAACGCAAAGTAGTGAGGTAAGATATGGCAGTAATAACGAATAAAGCCACCGGATATGTTACAGTGTGCAATAATGCCGATGTAATTAAAACGTGTATGGCTGATAGTAATTATATTGTAGTGGAAGAGAAAAAGGCTTCCACTACAAAGCCAAAAACAAGGGCAAAAGCAACAAAGTAATAATAACGAGGTGGATATGACAAAGTTAGATAAATTAAAGTTAAGACTTAACATTGCGGACAATTCGCAGGATGCATTACTTAATATGTTCATTGAGGATGCAGTTGATAAAGTCCGGCTATATCTTAATTATCGAAACGAAGAAAGCCTTGAAGCCTTTGACGGAACTGTAATTCAGATAGCAACCGTACTCTATAAGCAGTTTAACAGTTCTAAAGACGTCAAAAGTGAAAGCTATAGCGAGGGCTCTGTGTCACAGAGTACAACATATATAGCAAGTGCTGAATATGACGGGCAGATAGATAGCCTATTGAACGGGATAGCGAGGTATAGAAGGTTACATGCAAAAAGTTGAGATAAGGATTGATGCCGTTAGTGATGGAAACATTCCGCACATAACAGGACAATCAAAAATAGAGAGAAATAGAATACTATGTACTGTTGTTCCGTACACAATTAAATCTGATAGATACGACAATGAAGCATATGTATACGATGATAAGAACACATTTACTATTAGTATAATGTGGTTGCCGGTATCAAGTCAGGTAGAAATTGCAGAATACGGCGAACGTGTCAACGAAATGCTACAAGGAGTATTATGGAGTGATGACACTATCAGAGAAAAAGACAGAATAATAGTAAATGGCATTGCCTACACGGTTGTATCAGTAAAGCCATTTCCGTCATATAGGCTTCTGCTTATTGAGAGGGTACGATAATGGGAATATCTATTGAGGGATTGGATAAGCTGAATAAGTTACTTGATGGTATTGATAGAAGAAGCGAATCCAATTTAGTGCAGGAATTTAAGGCGATAGCCGAAGACATAAGTACGGATGCAAGGATGTTAGCCCCGGTGCAGGATGGAAGATTGAGAAACAGTATTGATTGGCGAGTGACGAAAGACAATCGTGCAGTTGCAGGTGAGGTCTTTAGTCAACTTAGCTATGCAAGATATGTTGAATTTGGTACTGGAATAAAAGGTGCAGAAGCCGGGCTTGTAAGAGACGGAGTAAATCTGACTTACACGATGCAACCGTGGGTTATTCCGGCATCTAAGATGTCTAAGGAAACAGCTGAACAATACCATTTCATCCCAATTAAAAAGAACGGTGAAGTAATAGGCTATCTGTGTCATGGAGCCAAACCACATCCGTTCTTATATCCTGCATTGCAGCAGAACAAAGATAAGGTTGTGAAGATTTCAAAAAAAGCAGTCTTAAAAATGGAGTGAAAAAATGGTAGATGCAAGAATACAGATTTTAACATTGCTCAAAAACATTGAGTATACCGGGTTGACTGTAAAGCCTAATTTCCCAAAGGAAATAAAAACAGTTCCATTAGTGACCTTTTTTGAGGTTACAAACTCCAATACAAGTATTAAGGTCAGAGACAGCATATCGTATCAGATTGATGTTTTTGAAAACAATTTCGAGCGAGTGATTGACCTTATGCAGCTTGTAGATGGTGTGATGACACAGTTAGGATTAAACCGGAACTATGTTAGCCCTGACGAGGATTGTATAGATGCGAGCGGCTATTACCGCAAGACATTAAGATATTCTTGTAATGTTGATATTAGAACCGGAAGAATTATAGATTAAGAGAGGTAATTAAAATGGATAAAAAACCGCAGGGTCTTATGAGTATCGGAATCGAAGTTTCGATAAACAAAAGTGTTTTAAACTACGTTACAGAAATCGGTGATTTAGGTGGAAAGCCTAGTCAGCAGGATGCAACCTGCTTGAAAGATGCGATTAAGGTGAATGTTGATGGTGTTAAAGACTTAAGTGAGTGGGAAGTTACATACTTGTATGAGAACACAGATGCCACAAGTGATTTTAGAGTGCTTAAGGCACTTGAAAAAGCCGGAAACAGCGTTGATATAGTAGTTACAATGCCTGACGGAACTAAGTTTACAACAACCGGTACAGTATCAACTTATGTGACAGGTGCAAAGGTTGATGGACTTATCGAAGCTAAGGCATCAGTTTCACTTAAAAAGGATTGGGACGTAACAGACCCACCAGCATCTTCACAGAGCACAGGTAAATAATTTAATAATAGGGGCTACAATTAGAGTAGCCCCAGAAAGTAGGACAAAATGAAAACAGTTGAATTGAATTTAAAAAATAGAGAAGAAAAGGTAAAAGTACATCTTAGATTGACTTGTGGCGGACAGCTTAAGCTCAAAGACAAATATGAGGATAGCATTATCACTGTTATTCTTGATGCAATGGATGACATCGAAAAATGCATAGATGTATTAGAAACAGCCCTTAATTACAGAGATAACGACAACGTGATTACAGATGGAGCGGAGCTGTATGACATGCTTGTGGATAATGATTACAGTGGAGCTGCTGAATTTGGAAAGGTGCTTCTTGATGTAGCTGTTGCAAGTGGAATTATAAGAAAAGACCAAGCTAATTCATTGCTTAACACAATAAGCAGAACCTATGAAGAAGCATTTAAAAACATTGATGAACTGGAAATCAAAGAGAATGCATTAAATACACCCACAGAGCGGTAACGAACCCTTAACCATCGAGCATTTAATGAGCGAAGCCATAATATGTGGAATTGACCCTATGAATATATACGATTATACATGGGGTGAGCTGATAGATTACGTCAATTCAGCAAATGAGCGGATGCGTCGCACCGCAAAGCAGACCGCAAAAGTGGCATTTGGGATGGTAGGGCTTATGTTTTCTCAAAAAGAACAAACAATATACGATGCCTTTCCGTTTTGCTTTACGAAGGAAGAAATCAAGGAAGCAGAAGTGGAGAAATACAGGCAACGTATGTTCAGGCACGCACAGGCAAGCAAACAATATTTCAATAAAGATAGTAATTAAGGGACTGTTAAAACACAGTTCCTTTTTATTATTGAAGGAGTAAAAAGTGACAGTTGAAGAAATCAAGGTTAAATTTAGTGCTGACATAAGTAAAATACACAGCGCAATGCAAAAAGTGAAAAGTGACTTAAAGGCTGCCGAAAATGCTCTTGATGGTGTGTCTGATGATATAGAACGTGCAAGACGTAGTGGCAACAAGAAGGCACAGGATATAGCAAAAGCACTGGAAAAAGAAGTATCAGCATACAGAAAAGCAGAAGAAAAGACTAATCAGTACAGCAAAGCCCTTGAAGTTGTTAAGCAGAAGGTGGAGCAGACATCAAATAAATTCTCACAGCAAAAGAAGGCACTGGATAGCGAAAACAATAGACTGGAGAAAATGAAAACAGCATACAACCAGTTAGGTAGCACTATGGCTAAGCTGAACATTAACACCAGTGTAGAGCAGGAACTAAAAACATTAGAATCAACTTTAGAAACTAATAAGCGAAAAGCATTAGAGGTTGAACGTGCGATGCACAAGATAGAGACTTCTCCGGTAGATATTGGAGAGGTTGACGGTAAGTTCATGGGATATGAGGAGCTTGCTAATATGCTTAATCAGTTAGACACGGAAAGCGAGCAGGCATATAACAGGTTAAATCAACTCAAATCCGGTATTGAAGGTGTTGACAATGAGCTTCTTAAATTTGGCTCACAGGCGGGAATGGAAAAACTGTCACAGGAAATAACAAAGCAGGAAGCTAAAGTTGAAGGGCTTAAAACTAAATATAAGAGTACAGGAACAACTCTTGATAGTTTAAAAGCTAAGCAAAACAGCGCTGTATCAAATCTGGCACAATCACAATCTGTAATGTCTGCAAGTGGTTCAAAAATAATGGCATTGAGGAAAAATCTTGGCTCATTATCAACCGCAAATGTGGGAAAAGGCATGGCTAATGCATCCGCAGGAATACAGGGTACAATATCGAAAATTAGAGGCGTTGGTAATGCCCTTAAGCAGTGCGGAGTTAAGGCGGTACAAGTCGGACAGAAAATCGGTTCTGCATTTAAGGTGGCGGGCAAGGTTGCTGTTACTGCAATGTCAAAAGTCTTTATTCCATTTACACTGATAGGCAAATTGGGAACTAATGCGGTCAATAAGTTAAACAACTCTTTCAAAAAAATGGGACAAAATATGCGCATGATTAAAAGCATAGTAATGTCAATGCTGCTTATGCAAATATTTACAATTGTAAGTGACGGCTTTAAATCACTTGCTAGTCAAAGCGACAGCTTTAACAGAAAAATGAGCAGCATATATTCCAGTTTTGTATATCTTAAAAACAGCATAATAGCTTGTTTTAGTAATGTATTAGGTGCGGTTCAACCAATGCTTACAAGCATAATTAATTATGTAGGTGAAGCATTTAATAAATTAGGTCAGTTCTTAGCCTTACTTAGTGGAAAAACAACATATACCAAAGCAGTATACAAGCAGAAAGACTTCAATCAGGCAATGAGCGATGGTAAGGATGCCACTGATAAAGCTAATGCAAGCGCTAAAGAATATCAGAAGACAATAGCCGGATTTGATGAAATCACAAAACTTGACGACAATTCAAGTAAGTCAAGCGGGGATTCGACAGACAGTAATGCAGGTGCATGGACGGAAGAAACAATTAATATGTCAAGCACCATTGCGGATATGATTAAAAGCGGTGACTGGTATAGTGTTGGCACTGCAATAGCTGACAAAATTAATGATGCAATGAATAGCATTGATTGGCAGGGCATTCAGAAAAACGTTAATGCAAAAGTGAAAAAGATTGTCAGTGCAATAAATGGTGTTGTTGATGAACTTGATTGGAAGTTACTTGGAACAACAATGGGACAAGGTATTAACACTATCACTGGAGCAATAGACACAGCATTTAATAATTTTCATTGGGAAGAATTAGGAACTGGAATAAGTAACGCATTAAAAGGATTGTTTGATGCAAAAACTTTTGAAAATGCTACAAAAATGATTAAAGACGGAATAAACGGCTTATTCAGAGCATTAGAAAAAATTGCAACAGATAAAGAAATGTGGAATAGCATGTCTAAGGATTTCGGAAATGCATTAAAGCAGGCGGTAAGCATTGACTGGACTAAGATAGGAAATACACTCGGTCAGGGAATGAAGAATGCTTGTAGCATGGTTGGAAATGCAATAGACAAAGTTGACTGGAAAGGATTCGGTAAAAACTTCACCAACGGACTTAATAAAATAGTTGATGCGAAAGTGTTTACACAGCTTGGCAACAGCATTAAAAAAGGTGTTGATAGTGCAGTTGAATTTATTGGAACTTCTGTTAAAAACTTCAATTGGAAGCAGTTAGGAAGTGACTTGGCAGGATTCGTAAATAAGCTGTTTAGTATCGACTGGAAAAAAGTAAGTAAAACAATGTCCGATGGTGTAGGTGGAGTTTTTGATGCAATTAGTTCTTTTATTAATAATGTTGACACAGACAAGATTGCCAAAGCTGTTATTGATTTCGTTTCCGGGATTGATTGGACGGAAGTTATATGGAAAGGTTTTAAACTGGCATGGAGTGCCGTAGTTTTTATCGAAAAGTTACAGTTAAGTATTGTTAAAGAGCTTGCCAATAGAAGTTTTGAGTTTGGAAAATCAATCGGAGAGGAAATAAAGAAGATTTTGATTGATGTTCCGGTAAGACAAGGTGTTGAACTGTATGCAGAGGTTAAAACTAAAAAAGAACAGGTAAGCAAGTGGTGGGATGACACAGCAAAGCCTTGGGCTAGTGAAAAAATCTCAAAATTAATGGCAACACCTAAAACAACGGTTGAAAATGTTACACGTTGGTGGAAAAACAGGTCTGCTGAATGGAAAGATAAAACATCTAACTTTAGAAACAAAGCAGAAACGACGGTTGATAATGTTAAGCATTGGTGGAAAAACAGAGCAGGTGAATGGAAAGACAGAACGGTATCATTCAAAATTAAAGCTAAGAGTAAAATTTCTGAAATCAAAGAAGATTTCAGAAAGGTTATTAATACTGTCATTGGATGGATTAATAAGTACATCATTGATAATATTAATAAGATTTCAATTAAAGTGCCCGAAATTAATATTGCAGGGCATAAGTTTGGTGGGCAGAAATTTGGTTTTAATGTTAAGCATATCCAATCATTTGCTAATGGTGGATTTCCTGATGGTGAAGATGGATTGTTTTATGCCAACCACAACGAGCTTGTTGGTAAATTTAGCAACGGAAAGACAGTTGTTGCTAATAATCAGCAGATTGTAAGTGGAATTGAACAAGGTGTATACAATGCCGTATCTAGTGCATTAAGCAGTAGTAATGGAGATAAGCAGCCAATCATTAACGTTTATGTAGGTGGCAGACAGGTCACAGACTATATTATTAAAGACGTAAATCAAAGGACTATTGCAAGTGGCAAATGTCCTATTTTAGTGTAAGGCAGGTGAGAGAATGGCAACATTGATTATTAATACTGGTGAAAAGGCTTTCTCTAGAGAACCAGCTTTAGAGGGCGTGGGTGAATCTCTTAACAAGATATGGAGTAAAAACACCGGGCGAACATCAACAGGAAAGATGACAGGTGATATTGTAACTAAAAAAAAGAAGCTGTCGGTTAAGTACCCTCCGCTTACAGAAAGTGAAAAAGTGGCACTTGAAGAAGCGTGTGATGATGCGTTTTTTCAGGTGACGTATAAGGGGAAAAAATACACTATGTATTGTGATAGTATATCCGGTACATTGTATTCGATGGTGGCAGGACTTGGATTCAGATATACGAATTGTACGGTTAATCTGATAGAGCAGTAAGGAGAGGATATGTATTTAGCAAATGATGATATAAAAAATGCGTTGCAAAGGGATGGTAGAACATTCCGTGCAAGGCTTACAATGTCAGACGGAACAATCGTAAATGATGTTGTTGCAATAACTTCCTCTGCACAGTCTACGTCTTCAACGGAATGCTTAGACTTTGGGAGTGCAATATCAACAATTTTAAACGTAACATCCGTGGATAATGGCTTGATGGTAACAGATAAGGAATTTCTGCTTGAAATAGGCATTGTAATTAACGGAGCCGTAAGTTATGTTCCGATGGGATATTACACAGCTCAAAAACCATCAAAAAACAGCGGTCAACTTGTATTTGAAGCATATGACAGAATGGCAGGAAAAATAATGACAAGTGATTATGTAAGCGATTTAACATATCCTTGTGATATAGCTGATGTATGCAAAGAGATAGAAACAAAAACCGGTTTTAAATTTAAGGATATTCCATCAGGTATAGAAGTCCCAATAATGATAGTAAGCACTGATGAAGACGTTAAAAGTGTCACATATTCAAAGCCTTTTGATGGCTATACCTATGCTCAATCAGTTGGTATGATTGCCGGAAGGCTTTGTAAATTTGCTACATTTAATCGGCAGGGAGAAATTGAATTTAGATTCTATAAAAAGGTTGAAGATGTTATTGTTGAATTGGCTGATAACGGAGAGATTTTAAGCGATAGTGATAATGTATCATTAGCAGACAAAGAAGCCTTAACAATAGGACTGGATGATATATATTTAGGTGGAATAACGGAGCAGGACAGCAATTTCACAATTCAATATTTAAGATGTTCAACGGATAGTGATAATGTTCTTGTATCGGGAGAGGGAGTAACCGGATGCAATGTTAATTGTAACTTCGTAAAGCAAGGCGAACTTGACGGACTTTATGACAAAATTAATGAAACAATGGATGGAGTTACAACATATTCGCCGTCTGAAATCGAAATAAGAGGAAATATGTGTTTAGACCTTGGCGATATAGTTGAGTTTGAGACTGAAACAGGCGAAAAAGCATTACTTCCTATTATGGGCTTAAAATTCGACTTTGATGGAGGACTTACAACAACTATATCTTCCTATGGTTCGACAAGCCAGAGCAACAGTAATCATGTATCGCCGACAGAAAAGGCATTGGCAAGAGCTTATCAGAAGATTGCTATCGTAGAACAACTGATTGCAACTAAAAAGATTACAGTAGGCGCAATATATAACTATGCAAACATTTTAGAGAATAGCCTAACTTTGGTAGGCGAAACGTTCAAAGTTAAGGAGAAATAAGAAATGGCAAAAATAATAACAAGTGTTGACGAGATTAATAATGCAGACGAAGTGGCTAGTATATTTGTCAATGTCAATGGAAGTCTTAAGCAGCTGACAATAGATGCTTTTAAGGAATTGTTATCACAAAAGCAGGATAACATCACCGTTGGCGATGGGTTGATTAAAGAGGATAACATGATAAGTTGTAGCAATTGGGAATTAATTCTTGATAAAACATTACCGGCACAGAGCAGTGATGGAACATTATTGGATTTTGAAGACTTAATCCTTGACGGAACATATAAGGAATTAAGATTTATAACTGTAATGTGGACGTCAGCTTCAGGAGCAGCCAATTTGTATGTAAATAACGGTACAGAACCGGCAGTTACATTGCAGGAAATGTTAGGGACTGGTGCTACATTTACATATGAGTTTATATTACAGGATACAGATTTACCGGGAAGATACTTGCTTTTAACATCGGAAAGAACAATTAGTGGTGTTAAAGCAACAAGCTCAGAAGTTAAAAGGTATCAAAACTCAGGAAGTGATGAAACAGTTCCTAACGTTAAGAATATTAGAAATCTAAAGTTGAAGCTCGAATCTGGATGGAGTAATACATCTGCAAGATATGTGAGAGTATATGGAAGAAAGTAGAGGTAAGGATATGGAAGTTAAAGAAATAAAAACGGTATTACCAAATGATAAAGAGGGCAAATGTGGTTATATTAACAGTTTAAGCGGTGGAGCAATAGCCCTAAACGTTGATGTGACAATCGGCGAGCCTTATGTTTTTTCAATTTACATTAAAAGCACAAAGGAAGCGAAAATCACGGTAAATGGAACCGATTACCCGGTAACAGCAGAATGGACTAGAGTAATACATAGATATATACCACAGAATAAAGTATTAACTATTGCTTTTTCTGACGGCGAATTCTATATATATAAAGCACAGGTTGAGAAGGGCATAATAGCAACAGCTTGGATGCTCAATGAAAACGACAGAGCAAGAGACAGTGAAACGTTAAAAAATTGGTGCTATGAGCAGGACATGACATATATAGATGGTGGAGCAATAGCAACCGGAACGGTAACAGCAAAACAGATTGATGTTAGCAACTTGTTTGCGCAGGAAATTGAAGCAACTGGAACAATTAAGGGTGCTAAAATCGTTGGCGCATCTGGTGAATTTACTAAGGCATTTACTTCACAAATTAAAATGTTAGATGACTATGAAGGACTGCTTGGAATATATTCTGATTCGATAATGGCAGCAATGAGAAAAGATGATAATGTTGCAGGAATTGGAATTGATAAGAATGGATTGAGACTGTGGAACTTGGCTTATGTTAATGGTAGAACATATGATACCGGATGGGTTGATGTACCATGTGGCAGCGGAATATCAGGTTATTCGGAAAACGTTAAGATTAGACGTGTAGGCAATGTTGTTCATTTAAGAGGTGTCGTGAAAAATGCATCGAAATTAACAATAATGTCAAATCTACTAACTTTACCATCAGATGATTTCAAGCCTTCATCAACCGAAAACATTCTATGCGGAAGGAAGGATTTTAATTACTTGATTAGAGTATATAGTGATGGAAATGTTGGAATTGAAAGTAACACAGAAATAGGTCAAAACTCATGGTTACCAATTAATTGTACATGGCTTGTTGATTAAGGAGTAAATTATGAATGTTATAGAAGTAAAATTTGGGACAAACAGAACTGTTGAAACTGAACCACGTTATCAGCATGATAAAGGACAGATATTACATCTACTTGATATTGAGGACGGAATTGAAGTTCAGTTTTCTAATAAAAGTTCTGATGAAACAATTAATAAGATTGTAAGTAAAGGTCAGGTAGAAATACCTGATTTTTTACTGTCTCAAAACGAGGTGATAACAGCATACATACAGTATATTGATGAAAATAGTCAAACAACTTTCCGTGTTGCACATATTCCCGTGATTGCAAGAACGAAAAGTGAAGACGGCATTGTTGATAATGATAAACCCACTTTTCGTGCAGAGATGCAAGGCATTATGAATGATACGAAAGACATAGCTGAATCAGCAAAAAAGGAAGCACAGTCAGTCAGAGAAGATGCAGATGCAGGATTGTTTGACGGAAAAACACCCCAGAAAGGCATAGATTATTTAACAAGTGAAGAAATAAATACCTTTAAGGCAGAGACGAAAACATATATTGACGAACAAATCACCGAAAGGGTAGATAAAGTTAAAAGTGATTACATCGAGGAATTAATAAACGACTATGTAGGAGGTGGAGTCAATGACTAGTATATGGAAAATAGAGAGCCTTGTCAGGCTAAAGGATAAATTAAGAGGAATATTGAATGATAGAGGGGTAACAAGTGAAGACAATGATAATCTTAATACGTTAGTTGAAAAAGTAAATCAGATAAATGGTGATACTATTTTTAATCAAATGCTGTCTGAAGGGATTGAAAATCTTTATAACGATAAAATTACAAAGCTTGCTTCTTATGCTCTCGCTTACAGCAAAAATATAACTAAATCAATAGAATTGCCAAATGTTACGGAGACAGGAACTCATGCTTTTTATTATTCTGGAGCAAAAATCATAAAATTACCTAAGTTATATAGAAGTGAAACAAATCTGTTCTCGTACTCATCAGTCGAGGAATTATATTTGAACAATGCAACAATAATGGGTTCGTCTAGTTATATAAATTTAACTCAATTAAGAAAGCTATATGCTCCAAGAATTGGATTAATGTTGAATGGTATTAATGAAACAGCTAAATTAACACATATTTGCTATCGAACTGGTTCTTCAAATAAAAGTTTCGGTTCTAGTGAAAAATTGGAAATGATGATTATTACTCAAAAATCTGCTATCTCTCCTTTTGCATACGCAAATTATATTCCGAAAAAGGCTCTTACAGATGGCAACTGCTATATATATGTTCCGTCAGCTTTACTCGATAGCTATAAAACAGCAACAAACATATCTGTATATGCAGACAGAATAAGAGCAATTGAGGACTATATGACAGAAATTTGTGCAGAATTTCCAGATTTTGAAGAGGATTATGCACAAATAGAATAGGAGGTGAAATAATGATAATTGTTGAAAACAAAGTAATTAATGGAAAAGAATTTAAACATACAATATCTGATAAGGGTTTTATGATAAAAAGGGATAATGTTCTATATGACGAAGCGTACGACCCAGTAGGTTTCGATAGAGAATATGAAGAAACATATAAGGCAGTAGGAGAAGAGGAAGAATAGAGGTGATTCAATGATTAGGGATGTAGGTGGATAGAATTTTCTAACATCAAATAAAAAAACAATAAGGAGAGAAGAATGACAGCGTATCAAATCATGTCCGCATTGGGTATTCCGTCATTGGCAGGAGCAATACTGTTAAGTATTTTTAATTTTGTGAAATCAAAACATTCATCAAACAAGTTAATAAGAGATGGTGTTATTGCGATTTTGCACAATAAGATATACACATTAGGCAAGCAATATATAGAGCGAGAATACGTGACTATTGAAGATTTGAAAGATTTTGAATATCTTTACAATGCGTATCATGCCCTTGGTGGGAACGGAACAGGAACGGAAATATATGAAAGAGTTAAGAATTTACCTATAAGGTAAGAAAGGAGATTAATATGAGCGAAAAAACAAAGAAATGGATTAAGGCAGCAGGAATAAGAGCAGTTAAGACAGTAGCACAGACATTCGTGGCAACAATTGGAAGTGCTGTTGTAATATCAGCGGTTGACTGGAAAGTGGTCGTATCTGCTTCATTACTAGCAGGAATATTAAGCCTTGCTACAAGTGTAGCAGGACTTCCAGAAGTGGAGGAATAAGATGAAAATTAAGGAAAAAATAGCTAATGCGTACAACTGGTTGAAAGTTGTGGTTAAAAAGTCATACATAACAATTCACTACAGTTCGGGAACAATCGACACTGACGAGAACAACGGCAAGTATTTTGCAAGAGAAAAAGTCGGTGTATCTGCTAACGTGTTCGTTGATGATGACAGTGCTACAATATCCGTTCCACTAGACTGTGTGGCTTATCACTGCGGAGTTGACTATTCAAATGGAAAGGCTCCTTATTGGGGGAAATGCACTAACCGAAATTCTATCGGAATTGAAATGTGTGGCATAGCGAATGACAAGGTTTTGGATATGAGAAACCCAACGATTAAGAATACTGTAAATTATACGAAAAAATTAATGAAAAAATACGGTATTCCAAGGTCAAGAGTTGTTAGACACTATGATGTCTGCGGTAAGATATGCCCGGCTCCGTTCGTCAATCATCCACTTGCGTGGGATTGCTTCAAGTTAAATCTGCTTACTTCCTACAAGGTCAGAACAACAACAGCGGGGGTTAAGGCTAGAGCAAAAATCAACGGAAAGCCAAGTCAAGGGCTGAAAAAAGGTAAGGTATTAAAAATCGTCAGAACTTACTATCAGGACGGACAGCTTTGGGGGAAAACTGCTAAGGGTTCGGTTGTTAACATGAAGAATACAAATTATAAGAAATATCTGTAAAAATCGGGAGTGTTTCGGCACTCCTTATTTTTTTGTCAAAACACATTAAAAATAATCAAGAAAAAAATTAAAGTCGTGTAAAAATGTAAGAAATTTTTTAAGTAATACACGGGTAATATACAAATTTTCTCTCAATCCCTTTATTTTACCACAAAAGCATTTATTAAGGAA